ATGCACAGAAGACAAACCCTGCACATGTTGTGATTCAGTGCCTGAGTGATGGGAACATTTTTTTGGGTTATGATGGGAATAATATTAACTCTTTGGGGTTGGTGTATCTTTGAATGTAAAGCATTTAACAAAAGGTTTGAAAAATGAATTTAGAGTCTCTTAGAAGACAGTTAGAAATTGACGAAGGAGTCAAATATGAAATATATAATGATCATCTTGGTTACGCTACTTTTGGCGTGGGCCATTTGGTATTGGAAACCGATCCCGAATACGGTCGTCCAGTTGGCACAACCGTCAGTGAGTCCAGAGTTGTCGAAGTCTTTAAATTAGATTGTGAATCAGTATTGATAGACTGCATTACTTTATATCCAGATTTTTACGATTTACCAGAAGAAGTTCAACAGATAATTGCGAACATGATGTTCAATATGGGTAGAACTCGTTTGAGTAAATTTAAAGGAATGAAACGTGGTGTGGACGCAAAAGATTGGAACGCAGCTGCTGACGAGATGGTAGACAGCAGATGGTATCGACAGGTAACCAATCGAGCAAATAGATTAGTAAATCGAATGAGAGAAATTTAGGAGTAAAATTATTATGGAAGTTGATTATGCGTTAAACACGATATTCTTTTTGATATCAGGTGCAATGGTTATGTGGATGGCTGCAGGATTTACTGCACTTGAAGCAGGTTCAGTAAGAACCAAAAACGTCACAGAGATTTTAACTAAGAATGTAGCACTATTTGCAGTAGCATCTATTGCATTCCTGTTATGTGGCTATGAGATTATGTATGGGTGGAATGAACCAGAGACACATTCTATGTATGCTGATTTCTTCTTTCAAATGGTATTCGTTGCAACAGCAATGTCTGTTGTTTCGGGTGCAGTAGCAGAACGAAAGAAGTTGTGGTCATTCCTAATCTTCTCTGCTGTATTTACTGCACTCATTTATCCACTAGAAGGTGCATGGACATGGGGTGGTGGATTTCTAAGTGAACTGGGGTTCTTTGACTTTGCTGGTTCTGGTATTGTTCATATGGCTGGTGCCTCTGCTGCTCTTGCTGCCGTTATTATCATTGGGCCCCGTGATGGAAAATATGATAAGAATGGGAAACCGAAAAACATTTCTGGCTCAAATATGCCCCTTGTTGCACTAGGTACATTAATCCTATGGTTGGGTTGGTTCTTCTTTAATGGTGGTTCGCAACTAGCATTCTCTACTGTTATTGATGCACAGGCATTAGGTAAAATCTTTGTTAACACTAATATGGCTGCTGCTGGTGGCTTGTTAGGTGCAATGATTGTATCTAAACTTTGGACAAAACGAGTTGTTCTTAATGTAACACTAAATGGTGCATTGGCAGGATTGGTTGTTATTACTGCTGACCCCCTATCACCAAGTCCACAGATTGCGGTACTTTATGGTATGTTGGGTGGTGGGATAATTCCATTTGCTATGACTCTTATTGAAAAATGGGGTATTGATGATCCTGTTGGTGCTATTTCTGTACATGGTATTGCTGGTATAATCGGACTGCTACTAGTTCCTATCTTTAATGCAGATGCTACAATTGTAGCACAGGCAATCGGTATAGCAACTATCGCTGGATTCGTGTTCCTCGCCTCTCTTACTGTATGGTGGATATTACACAAGAGTATTGGTGTTCGTGTAGGTAAAGAAGAAGAGCAAGTTGGATCTGATATGTACGAAGGTACAGGGAATGCATATCCAGAATTTATGAAAAAGTAAATGGTGGTTGACAAACCCTGTTAGACTCTATATAATGGTAATATAAGATGAAAAATGAGAAAGTGATATAATGTTTAATCATGAACCAGTGGAGTTGCAACCTATATCTGCAACAAATACAGACGGCATACGTCTATACGAAACACCAGAGGGGAATAAGTACCCATCGATTACAACTGTTCTATCAGTTCGTAATAAGAAAGGACTAGCACAATGGCGTAAACGTGTAGGCAACGATGTTGCTAATCACATATCAAGAACAGCCGCAAATCGTGGTACTAAAGTTCATCATATGTGTGAAGACTATCTAAACAACATGCAGTTCAATTCTCCGTTAGAATGGGAAAAACACAAGAAACATTTCTTACCGTATTGTCTGTTCAGCGAATTGCGAGATAATGCGTTAACTTACATAGACAACATATATGCTCAAGAAGCTGGTTTGTATAGTGACAAGTATAAAGTAGCAGGCAGAGTTGATTGTATTGCAGAATACAAAGGTGTGCCGTCTATTATAGATTTTAAAACATCAACTAAAGAACGAATTGATAAGTATAATGAAAGTTATTACATTCAAGGTTCTGCGTATGCTGAAATGTATAAAGAACGTACAGGAGTAGATATTTCTCAGGTAGTTATTTTAGTGGTAACAGAAGATGGAACTGTTCAAGAATTCATCAAACAAAAACACGACTATCTTAACACTCTTGTAGAAACAGTCGAAGAATGGAATAATCAAAATATTAGGAAAACAATATGATCGAAATAAACACACTTGTATCAATAGTAACACCAGCTGGTGAATTTGTTGGAAAACTTCAAAGTCAATCAAGTAGTTATGTAACACTAAAAAACCCCAAAATGATTGTCCATGCAGAAGATAAACAAATGGGGTTTGCTCGTGGAGTATGCCTAACTGGTCAAGAAAATCCAGAAAGTGTAACTTTTTATTCTGGTGGTATTATTTTAATGACACCATCAAACAGTGAGATTGAAGCTGCGTATACGAAGATGACATCTGGAATTATTATTTAGTTTTTGATATATGGTATACAATAAAGAAAACTTGGAAATAGTATCCAAAGCTATAGTAGATAACCTTACACCAGATTTGGTGGCTGTAAAGTTCCGTAAACGTAATTCTATTGAGACTCTCTTTGGTCATTGTTATGCTGCATCAGCTACTTTGTATAAAATATTTGGAAGTAAAAATGTACACTTGTGGCACGGTAAAGATAATGAGGATATATGGCATTGGTGGGTAGTAGATAAAGACGGTAAAATTATTGATCTTACAGTTAATCAGTATTATAACACCAATAGAGAACCACCTTATGACAACGGAAAGAAAGCTGGTTTGTTAGGATGGGGGTATAAGAAAAAAGTTGAAAAATTATTAGAAAGAGTAGAAAAGGTGATTGACATTAAGTGATTTGTATGGTATTATATATACACAATGAACAAAGCGGACGTAGTATAAAAGTATTACGATTGGTTTCCAACCAATAGACGGTGGTGCATTACCATCCGTCCGCTCCATTATAAATATAAGTACAATTTGTTGATGCGAGTTGAGAGCTGATCTGGACGGGGGTGCGATTCCCCCCAACTCCACCTAAACACATTCGGTGAGTGTGCTTAGGGGGGTTGAATAGGATCGACAGGCAGAGGTAGATGAGTGGAGAATTGTCGGGTGATTCCGTTATAGGTCAAAACAACTAAATGCAAATGATGATAACTTTGCACTTGAGGATTATGCGCTAGCCGCATAGTTACTCGGAGTTTCGGTAGGTTTCTTAGCAACAGAATAACCTACCACTTTTTATAATGATTACAGGAAAATATATACTATGGCAGTTTTCACAACATCGAAAACATTTACGAACGCAATAGAAATTATTGCTAAAGAAAAGAACATTACTCATATGGATGCTATTCTTTGGTACTGTGATAAAGAAGGTATTGAACCAGACTCAGTTGGTTCTCTTGTTTCCAAAGGTCTAAAAGAAAAAATTGAAGCGAATGCTCGTGACTTGAATTTTCTGCCAAGAAGAGCTCAGTTACCAGTATAGAAAGTTTTTAATGGAAGCAATTGATGTGTATCTTATGTACTGTGCAATGAAAGCACACTTTGGTAAAACTGATTATGACTTTGTTACTTACAAAGGCAAAACTCGTATCAAACGAGATTCTTTCTACAAGAGAAAGGATAGATATTTCTTTGTCAAAATCTCACGAAAATATAAAACTGAAGAAAACATAAAAAATTATTTTGTCTCTAATTTTATTAAAGACAGTAAAGGTTATGTATCAAATTTTAATGATGAAAACTATGAAGAGTGGAAAAATAAAAGAGCTAACTTTTACGATCAATTCACATTAGAGATTATGCCTTTTATTAAAAACTTCAATCCCCTTTTTAATATTGAAAGTGACGAACACCCTATATTATTAAAAGAGTATCTTGGAAAAAGAATATCATTAGAAACTCTTATCATTCTTGACGAGTTGGTTGATTTTAGTAAAACATGGAACAAAAAACTATCTGAGGATTACATATGGCAAGACATTAAAAATATGATGAATAATTACAAAAGGTTCTTGACTTTGGACAAGAATAAGTATAGAATACAGTTATTAAATCTAATAGAGGAGTCTAATTAAAATGGATTTAGGAAATGTTGTATCTGAAATGAGCGAAAAAGAATTCGAACAGGAACAGAACGCAATAAGGATGCTTGACGTTGTTGAAGCAGAAAATAAGAAACTCGTTATACGAGTTAAAGAGTTGGAATTTGATTGTGCTGAATTAACTAAAAATAATTTAGAATTGTCAGAGAGAATCAAGAGACTTGCAACTCGACAACCATCATGGCCAAAGGGATTTAATCCACAAGGTCGCAATACAAACTCAAGGTTTAACAATAAAAGAGAATCACGTTAAACAATCGTGTGGGGTTATAGCTCAGTTGGGAGAGCGTCTGGTTTGCATCCAGAAGGTCGTGGGTTCGATTCCCTCTAACTCCACCACTTTTACTGCCGGTATAGTTAAACGGTATAACAGTTGCCTTGTAAGCATCAGTTTGAGGTTCGATTCCTTGTATCGGCACCAATTTTAAAGGATATATAATGGGTACTAAAATATTAACATTGACACTAATTGCACCAAATAGAAAATTGCCTAATAGTAAGATGCGGTGGTTTGCACTTGCAATCGCACTTTTAGCTGTAATGTTTCTTGCATCGGGAAGCGTTGCTTCTCAGTGGATGGGTTGGTCGTTGTCTGTAATTGCCTGTGCATTTTGGGCAAACTTTGCAAGATTAGATAAAGATACTCCACGAATGTTGATGGAGTTATTCTATCTTGGTGCATCTATTTGGGGGATATACAATTGGATATAGAAGTATTACTTAAAGACCACATGGGAAGTGACTTGACTGTTGTTAATGCTGCTCGTGTATCTTTTGATAAGGAATCCGAATGGGATAGGGGATTTACTGGTGGTCAAGTTGAAGGTCTTCTTAATTATGGTGATGAACGACTTATAGGTTATCTTGCAAAACATAATCATTGGAGTCCATTTGGTCATGCATCAATGCAGTTTAGAATCAAAGCTCCTGTGTTTGTTGCAAGACAATTAGTCAAACATCAAATTGGTTTAACGTGGAACGAAGTGTCTAGACGATATGTCAGTGATGACCCATCAATTTATTATCCAGATGTGTGGCGTGCAGCTGCAACAGATAAGAAACAAGGTTCTGATGAAGAAAGAACTATAGAATGGATTAAAGATATTTATCCTGATGATGAAGATATTAGAGTTAGTTCTTTGTACAGAAAAGCTGTCACAAAAGCACTTGATGCTTATGATATACTAATTGAGGGTGGCATTGCACCAGAACAAGCAAGAATGGTTTTACCTCAATCTATGTTTACAGAATGGTATTGGTCTGGAACACTCTATGCATTTGCAAGGGTTTGTAATTTAAGATGTAAACCAGACGCACAATATGAAACACGAATAGTTGCAAATAAAATTGATGAAGTTGCAAAGGATTTATTTCCTGTCAGCTGGGAGCATTTAAGAACATGAAATCTTTAGTTATTGGTAATGGCGAATCACGTTCGTGGTTTAATCCAAGTAAAAACAATATTGGTTTGGACGAAGTTAAAACGTGGGGTTGTAATGCAATCTATCGTGATAGTAAAGTAGACAATCTTGTTGCAGTTGATTATGGAATACAACAGGAAATTGTTAAATCTAAATATCCACTTGAAAATAAATGTTGGTTTACAAACTGGTCTACTGTTCCAGACTTTGTAGCAGACACAATGTTCATGGGATATAATATACCTGATTCTTTTATTCATTACAGTGGAGATAAAACTGACAAGTGTGTCATCTCAGGTAAAGACCCTGCTACCTTGCAAGAAAAAATTGATACGGCTATGCATATGAATCCAGATTTAGATATGGAAGACCTTCGTATGAAAATGGAAAAGGACTCTGGTGTTTGGATTACTTACGTTACTGGTAATGAAAGAATCTGTCCTGTTGGAGATTATTTGCGTAGTTGGTCTGCGGGCAATGCGGCACTACATTTAGCATGTGATCCACCTATGCACGAAACATTAGGAAGATTTCCTATCAAATCAGATGAAGTGTATATGATTGGATATGATCTATCGACATATGAGAAACCACTAAATAATATGTACAAGGGTACAGACAACTATCTTCCAGCAAACGCAAAAGGATTTAGTTCAGTAAATTGGGGTAAACAATTAAAACAAGTTTTTACTGATTTCCCTGATACTACTTTTTATTGGGTTGGTGCAACAGAAGAAGGTAAGACGTTAGCAGATGCATTCCATTTAAAAAACATAATATATATTACCAAAGATGAACTGTGTGAGGAATTAAAAATAACATGAGTGCAATACCTATATTCCCAACAGGAATGGTAAAACTATATGAAAGCCCAATTCCATTTCTTGACACCATTGACTTGAAGAAGTTTTCATATGAAACATACAGGGGTTCAGAAAAACTAAGAACACAGAAACATTTAAATATATTACTTGATCCAGCAATGAAAGATATTGCAACATGGATTGAAATGCAAGCTAAAGATTATCTAGACAACGAACTTGGTTTAGAGTATGAGGAGTTTTTCTTTTCAGAAAGTTGGATAAACATTAGTGGTGAAGGTGGTGAACAAGGAATACATAATCATTCCAACTCAATCATCAGTGGAACATATTATTTAAAGTCAGAGGACGGACACCCACCACTTGATTTTCACAGATCAAAGTATGATGGTGTGCCATTTATATCTCTCACTGAACATTACAAGAAAGGGAATCCAAACACAGCTTCGGAACTAGCCTTTCCTTGTACACAAGATTCTATGATTGTCTTTCAATCTCAGTTATATCATGGCCATAAACCTAATATGCTTGAGGAAAAAAGAATTGGACTTTCGTGGAATGCTCTTGTCAATTTTAGACAAGATGACAAAAGTATATATAGGATAAGGTTTGTTCAAGAAGATACTTGACTTTCCCTATAAAACTGTATATAATACTACATTAACATACGAAAACATATATTAACATAAGGAGAAAAATATGTCGTTAAGTTCACTCAAGAAGTCTAATTCTTTAGACAAACTGCTTGGAGCAGTTAAAGAGGAAAACGCACCACAAGAGAAGAAGTCTTACAAAGACGAAAGAATCTGGAAGCCTGTAATGGATAAAACTGGTAATGGTTTTGCTATTATTCGTTTCCTTCCAGCGGTCGAAGGTGAAGATATGCCTTGGGCAAAGGTCTGGAATCACGCATTTCAAGGCCCAACTGGTCAATGGTATATTGAGAACTCTCTTACCACACTCGGTCAGAATGACCCTGTATCAGAATTAAACTCAGAACATTGGAATTCTGGTGTAGAGTCTGATAAAGAGATTGCTCGTAGACAAAAACGTAAGTTGCAATACTTCTCTAACATTTACGTTGTCAAGGACAGTGCAAATCC